GGCCGCCAATGCGTTTGCTATCCTACTGACCGCCGCAAAGATAAGCTCCGAATTGTTCAGCGTGTAATCGCCGCGGATCCAATGCGGCCTTCCTGACGAACGGACAATTGTGCGGCGCTCCGGATTCTCGTCTTTCGGTGGAGCTGCCTTGAGCGATCGCCGCACAAACAGCCTTTGAAAAATATTCAAATTTAGGCACCTCCCTATCCGACCCTTATAACGGTCGATACATTTTTATCTTCGGGTATCTGCGCCGCGCTCCGGCGCAAAAGCTCCGTGTGAGCATTGAGAAAACAGGCAAAACCATCTATCTTGCGATATTTGCTCTGCTTTGTCGGCATATACGTGGCCCCCGTGCTGCGTTTGCTCAGCTTCGTGTTGGTCAAATACCAATTGAACAGGCGGTTGTTATTGTGAATAACCTTCCCGTCAAGGAACTTCTCCTTCAGATCATCGAGCGGCGCAGTAAGCGTCAGCTCGCCTTGCCGCACAACCTCCATACAAAAACCATCCTGCTGCATCTGCTGGACAAGGTTGAATGCCTTTGCCGGGTCATATCCGATACTTTCAATCCGATACTTCTCCCGCATCCCGCAAAACCAGGCATAAACCATTTCGTACTGGACATACTCGCCCGGTACAACGGTCATCAGCCCTTCGCGCTGCAGTTGCGTCCAATCTAGTTTTTCACTGTTCTGCTTCATTTTCTTTTCGGGAACCCATGAATGCTCCAACACGAACAAGCTCCCGTCGTCCAGGTCAAACTCTAAACACGCCGCGGTGAAGTCCTCGGTAGTCGATAGGTCAAATCCTCCGTAGCAAGAGCGCCCTTCCAAATCCTCCATGCGGTAGGACTTATTATTTTTCAATATTGTCTGCGCGTCGAGAAAACTCATCTCATCAATCGAAGTGAACACGTTCAACTGTTTGTTGATGAAGTTGGCGCGCTCGGCCGGGATCGTTCTACACCGTGACCACTCGTCCAGCAGGTCGTCCATGCTTAACAGTTTCCCCAGTGACGGGTTCGCTTTGCACCAGCAGGAAGAATCGTTCGGATCGTCGTTCTCATCTATCTCATCAATGTACACAAACGTGCGATCAGCCGCCCTCGCGTCGATCGCCCCGTTGTTGTCGAGGATATTACCCCCTAAAACGTAATAGTCCATCAGCGGGCCGTCGATGACCGTTCCCATTGTAGAGATGTAGATTATTAGCGGCTGCTTGCGTTTCTTTGTCTTGCCCTTAATGACGTTGAGCAACTTATAATCGCGATACTCGTGTATTTCATCGAATACCGCCATGTGTACGTTCCGTCCGTCAAGATTGCGGCTATCGGACGCCAGCGGCTGGAATTTACTGTTGGTTTTCTCGTAATAGATGCCGTCGCGCGTGACTTTCACGTGCTTGCTCAAAACCGGCGACGCCATGATCTGTGAAGAGCACTCTCCAAACACAATCCGGGCTTGCTCTCGCGTATTCGACAGGGCATAAATTTCCGCGCCGCGCTCCCCATCTTTCGTCAAACCATACCCCGCGTTTCCGGAAATCATGGTGCTCTTGCCATTGCCCTGCCCGACAAGGATAAGCGCCTCACGGAAGCGTCGGTAACCGGTCTTCTTTGACACCCATCCATACATATTCGCTTGTATGAAGCACTGCCACGGCAGCATTTCCATCCGCGTATATGCACCCTTTGTCGGAACAAGAAACCGCTCGATAAAATCAATCGGGCGGTATGCTTTCTCTATGTCGAAAACCCACGGGTATTTCGTTTTGTTAACCGAATCGCTCAGCTCGCGCAGGAATCTCTGGCAGGCTTGGATCCGGCGCTTGCCGGACAATATTTTCCCTTCCGTAACATCAATCGCGAATTGATACGCCGAGCATGTCCGTATCGCGTTTGGGATCGGCAGCTTCTCTTTCACACTGCTTCACCCCCTTACTTAGAACAGGTCAAAGCTGTCTTTATCCTCGTCGTCATCCTTGAGCGGGTTCACAATGTACCGAATGAGCAGCTGCGCAGTTTTGTCGGCGGCACCTGCCGTCGAATTGTAAGCGTTGATCGCCGGGTTCATGTAAAGATTCCTGCGGCCCTTCACATATTCTTTCTCGACGAGCATCCCCTCAACTTTGATGATCTTTTCCAGCTCGACCAAGTGGCTCAATGTTTCCTTGTATCGCTGGAACGTGGTCAAAAACATGAAGCTGTTCTCCACGCCCTTAGTCTGCGCGCGTTCTAGAATCTCTTTGGCCTGTGCGTTCAAGTCAATTTGCACGGTAGTAGCTTTCTTAGCCATGAAAGCGCCCTCCTTTGCGTTTTTTCTCCGTCTGGTCGCAATAATACTCGAGACTCCGTTATATTACTATATTTATGCGTGCGCCCTCGAATCCAAAAAACGGTTGCAACTCTCTCTCGGTGTGACGGAAGGAGGCACGCGGTTGTCAATCAACCCCTAAATTGCTTTCAAGGGTAGGGGGGATAGCATCGATCACCGTCTACGCCGTCCCCCGCTGCCCCGCTCACGCCTTGATGACTCTCACCCCAGCAGGCGCCTCAACACGCGCGCGCTTGGTGGCCTCGTGACACTCATGGCATAGAGACATTAGGTTGTCTATGCTTAGCGCAAGATCACGCCGCTGCTCCAACGGTATGATGTGGTGGACCTCGGTCGCTACGGTCACGCGCCCCTGACGCAGGCAGGATTGGCATAGATAGCTGTCTCTTTGCAATGCCAGTTTTCTACACCGTCTCCATGTCCGCCCCATGTAGAACCCCTGCTCCTTGAGGGTGGGGCCTGAAACGCGTCGGTATCCATTGCCGTTATACGCCATGCGCATTCACCCCTTCCGAATGATTTAGCTTTGCCGCGCTGATCGAGGCCCCTTGTCATCCTGTCCAAGGAGCCCCCGCATGTGAAGAGGTTCACTCGACAGCTGCCACCTCTGAATACTTCAACGTAACACCATCACGAATGAGAGCCACAGTATCCGATTCGCCGACCTGCGCAATGTACCGTTTGACGATGACGTCACAGTATTTCTCATCCAACTCAATCATGTAGCAGATACGACCTGACTGCTCGCAGGCGATCAACGTACTGCCGGACCCGCCGAAAGGATCAAGCACAATGCAGTTTGTGAGGCTCGAGTTTACAATAGGGTATGCCAACAGATCAACCGGTTTCATCGTGGGATGGTCTGCATTTTTCTTCTGCTTGTCGAACTCCCATATGGTTGTTTGCTTGCGGTCGGCATACCATTTGTGCTTGCCCTTTTTCTTCCAACCAAACAGGATGGGCTCGTGCTGCCACTGGTATGGGGAACGCCCAAGCACAAGGGACGGCTTTTTCCAAATGCAGCAGCCGGAAAGCTGAAAGCCAGCATCCGAGAAAGCTTTTCGAAAATTCAGGCCTTCTGTATCGGAATGGAACACGTAAATAGAGGCGTCCTGCGACATCGCTGCTTCAATGTTTGTAAACGCTGAAAGCAGGAAGTTGTAGAACGCCTCATTGCCCATATTATCGTTTTTGATTTTACCCGCTGATCCCTCATAGTCGACGTTATACGGCGGGTCAGTTACCACGAGGTTTGCCAGCTTTCCGTCCATTAAAGCGGTAAAGGAATCCTCTTTCGTGGAATCACCACAGACAAGCCTATGTCTGCCAAGCAGCCACACATCACCCATCTTTGACATGGCGTGTCTTTGCAATTCCGCGTCAACGTCAAAATCATCGTCCCTGATCGCGTCTTCGAATGCCTCCATAAATAGATCGTCGATTTCGCAAGGGTCGAATCCGGTGAGGGAAATATCAAAATCCGCGCTTTGTAAATCCATGATAAGCGTGGACAACTTATCTCTATCCCAGTCGCCGCTTATTTTGTTAAGGGCTATGTTGAGAGCCTTTTCTTTTTCGGCGCCCATCTCTACCACCACGCACTCCACTTCGGTGATGCCCATATCAAGCAACACTTTAAGACGTTGGTGACCCCCGACAATATGAGAGGTGGTCTGGTTCCAAATAATTGGTTCTACATACCCGAACTCCTCAAGAGAGCGTTTCAATTTTTCGTACTCCGGATCTCCGGGTTTGAGGTCTTTACGCGGATTGTAGTCCGCGGGAATCAGTCGCTCGGACGCTATCTTTTTTATCAGCAAATGGATCCTCCTTTTCAAGTCCTGGCGCCGAGGCGAAGCGGCGCCTGTACATGACCATGCAAAGGAGAACATGGTCAACGATAACCTCCTTCCATAAAAAATACCCCGCCGAAGCGGGGCAAAGGTTTTGATAAGATTTTACATTGACATTTTATCAACTTCTGTTTGTAAAGTCAATGACAGGTTTTTGACATCAATCGTCGCCGCGCTCAACCCACTGAATTCCGAACAGCAACGCCCCCATTTTCGAACAAGCCACATCGAGATCGCGATATACTGTGCGTTCCGCGACGTTCTCCGCCCAAGCAATCTCCCGCACGGTCTTGAGCTCCCCCGAAATACACATGGCATCCAGCACCCGATATCTACGTATCTCTTCCTCGCGCCTTGTCGCATAAGAGATCTGCTCATACTTCTTCAGCATGGTATCGATCTGATCTAGCATGATTGATGAACGAACCTTGGACGTCACAATGGACTCAACGTCAACCTTTCGGTCATCCTCCATCAGCCTGCGGAAGAAATCATAATCCTCGTCATTGATCTCCGCGAGAGAAGCAATAGCGTCCTCTGCGTGAACCTTTATTTCCCGGTAGTGCATCAGCAGCCGCTTCGTGTCTCGCAGCTTCCTATCGTTTCTGCGCCTGCTCTGCTTCGCTCTTTCGTTCTCGTAAGTTTTGATCGCCGTCTTAGCCCCCAGCTCGGCGGCCTTCTCCGTCGCCACACCAGCCGCGATCGTAGCGACCCGCTCGACAAAAATATCTAGTTCCGGCATGTATATCCCCTCCAGTCCTTATACGGGCACCCAACTATTTTGATGCAGCATTTGATTTCTCCTGCCTCACGCATCATGCGCTCCCGATTTCTGTTTCGAAGCATCTGCACATCGGCCTTGACCGATACGCCGCCTTGACAGTAACGCACTTTAATTTAGCCCTGCACCACCAAGGAAGGTTTGCACCAGGAACGTCGGATGTCGTTTTGCTCAAATGCGCGCAATACACGCATTTATGATTCCGTGTTCGGTATTTTCTCACCGCGTCAGTCATTCTGTCTCCTCCTTCAGTTCATGAAGCCGTTTTTTGATCAGTGACTCGTAATATTCGACACTCTTTCCAATTTCGGCGGCGTATCGCCGTTCTCGCTTAGCGCCCTTACTACCCCGCCAGTCCGGTAGCATCACCACCAAATCGGATACGTCGATCATGGCAAAATCAAGAAACAGGTACTGTTCATACTCCAGCCCTTCAGGTAGCAGCGTAGGGTTCAGAACCTTGTACCCGATACTC